AGATCCAGTGATCCAGTGTTTCATTCTTCTATCATCATACTGAGAAGCACGGTATCTTACGTGTAAGAATGGTCTACGGATATTAGTTCCTAAGATTTCATCATATACTGTAGAAGTCCCGGCTGGAACTAATAAACCAGAAATAGAACTATTAGCCAATGCTCCACGAGTAGATGCGTCATTTAAATATTTCCAGTCAGTTTTATAGAAATCGTAAGAACCTCTTCTAAATCCAGAGAATCCAAGATTCAATGCCATTTTTTCTGAGTTTTCAAATAAACCAAAAGATGTACCCCCTTGACCATAAGAGTTTTGCGTAGATAACATATCATCAATCAATAAAGACATTTGACGGTTGTTAAAGATCATGTTCTCCTCAATAGCTCCTTGAGTATCCAAGTTTTTTAGAATAGTATCAAAGTCAGCTAAATCACCAGAGAAATCTGCTACTTGGTTTCCTCTGTCTTTAACGGCAGCAAATAAACCTTCAGTTCCTTTTATGCCATATTGTGAACCAGTTAATGTAGCGTTAGTAGCAATTTCGCCTTCTACAACGGCCATTTCTAAATAATCTTCAAAACGTAAACGTGTTTCAGATTCTGCTTTAAGGAACCATAAGAAACCATCAGCCCCTTCTTCAGTTGTAATTTCTACCCATCCAATTTGAGCTGTGTCTGAACCGTTAACAACGTATTTAGACTTAATTATAATTGGAGAATTATGGTATTGAGTGAATGATGGTTGAACAGATATTAGATCATTGTCATCTGTTCCTTTTCTAAACTCGGATCCGTATACAAATATTTTAAGATCCGTTGTATCAACGCTTCCCCATTCAGTATATGGTAGAACATCCACATCAAATCCATTAACGCCAGTTACATATGCTTTAGCTTCTTGTCCGTCGTTGTCAATAACTACAATTGTTTGACCTCTAGATATTACGTTTTCAACGCCGGTAACATCATCTATTGTTAATTTATTGGTTGCTCTAATAACACCTGTATAGGCAATGTGTAAACGGTTTTGTTCTGACCAAATAACTTGGTCTGAAGTCATAGGCATTTCAGCTCCTACCATTCTTAAAAACCCAGACAACGTTCTATTTCCATAACGCTCTACTTCTTGCTCGTAGATTTCTGGTAAATATTGTTGTGCAAAAGTTGAAAAATCAGGATTTGCAGAATCCGTAAAATTTAAATAATTTGTTTGTAATGGTTGTGGCTTTTGAGAAGGCACAATAGACCCAAAAAATGGGGTCGGTGTAAATGTTGACATAATTTTTTACTTTAAGTTATTTTTTTAATTTTTAGTTTGCTAGAATCCATACCGTTAATTGCTTTGATTTTTATGCCATTTACAAACAAACTTTCAGGAGCACTAGTCCTAGGCGTCGTACTAACATTGTTAGACTTAGCCATTATTTCCTTAATTGCATCCGCTTTGCCTTGTTCGTAAATTTGTTTCATAATTGTCTCAGAATTATCGGCAACGTACATAGCTTTATGATAACCTTTAACATCTACAACTTCGCCTTCATCGTTTAAGAACTTCTTAACTAGGTTAGAAATATCTGATTGTTTATCAATAACTGCATTGGTATTTGGTATATTATACCGTAATGTTTTTTCGCCTAAATTGAAATCAAAACCTTTGAAATCACTAGTGAATAACTTTTTGGTATCTTCTTTGAATTTACCATGCAATTGCTCTGAACGCTTTTCGTTCTGTTTGTATCGGTTAAAAAAGTCATTAGCTTCTTGTTGTTCTCTACTAACTGATGGTCTCAACTTGATTTCATCATAATACCTTAGCTTAACGTCTTCCAAGAATCTTTTTGCTTTTTCTGCCTCTTCTTTAAATTCGAGTCTTTTTTTCTTGATGTCTCGCTCATCATCTTCGTCTTCGTCATAACTAAATTTTTCTTCCATGAGAAATTGAATCTCATCGTCGTCTAAATGTGGCCTTGACTTTCTATAATATTCTTTTATTAATGTTTCACTTTTTATATTCGAGTAATCTACATTTAATCTCGAATAATCATCTATTGTACCTCCAGTCTCTTTCATAAAAGCAATAAGCTTTTCTATATTTTCCGGCAAAGGCTCTCCTGATGTTTTTGCTTCTGCAACAATTTCATTTAATTCAGCAACCGTTTCAACTTCCGCTTGTGGCGCTGCAATTATTTCAATTATTTCTTTTTCTTTATTTTCGGTAACGACTTCAGTGATTTCGTTTCCTTGGACCACTTCTTGCAATCCCACTTCGGGCTGTTGGCTGCCCAACATGCTTTCATCTGCGCTTTGCTCTTGAATGGCATCTTGTTCTTTTTTAGTTTTTAAATTTACTTTTGTTACCTCGTTAGGTTTGCTTAATTTCCTTGGAGTTTTAATTTTAAACTCTCCTTCTTGTTTAATTTCTGACATGATATAATATTATAAAATTGTTAATGTAATCTATTCTCCAAATAAATCAAACCCTAATCCATTCATTACGTCACTACCGGAGGATTCAAAATCTTTTGGCATTGATTGGTTTTGTCTTTGATCTATTAATTCACTTTGCTGAGTACCCTGCATTTTTATTCTTTTATCTTTTCGGTCCTCAATTTCTTTTATTTTATTTTGTTGTTGCGTTAAATTCATTTGAGCAAGTTGAGCACTATAATTAAACTCTTCAGCCATCAATATTCTTTTAAATTCCATTTCTGATTGCATTCTTTGGATTTCAAATTGTGATTTAGCTTGTTGTATTTGTATTTGTGTTTGAGCTAAAGCTTCTTGTTTTTGTACCTCAGCCATTGCTGATCTTTCGGCTAACTCAGCATTTGCTTGCGCTTGCGCTTGAATATTTTGTTGTTGTTGCTGTTGTTCTCTAGCTATTTTTTTCTTTCTTTTATATTTAAGTGACTGATTAGCAAGCTTTAAATTTCTTATTTGTCTAATGTCAATTGCATCCTCTAAGTCTATACCTCCTGATTGTAATGCAATTTGTATATTTTGCTCAAGTTGTGCTTTTTCTTCTTCATCAGGTTCCAATTCTAAATAGATACCAAAGTCATGAAGATTTAAATTAGATATTTCTCTTAGTGTTTGTACATTAAATGTAGATATACCCTCTGTCAAACTATTTGCTGTTAGTGGATAGTTTAATGATTCCGCTGCTTTTAACGATATATTTTCACATAATCTTAATGTTAAATATAAACTTGACTGTACAATGTGTCTCGTAGCTGTATTAGAATTTGCTGCAGCTAATTTTTGTAAACCAACTAAAGAGTTAGGATCAGGTGTACTGCCATCTCTTGCCTCATTTAAACCGGTAACGTCACGTATCATTTGTAAATAATACTGGTATGTAGCTATAAGAGCTTGTATTTTAGCATTACCGTTTGATGATTGCAATTCCTGTATTGGCATTCTGGCCACATTCTGCCCTCCATCTTGGTTCATTGATCTACCAACTATACTACCTGTTTGGAAATACATATTAAGAGCCTCAGCTGCATTATAGTTTGTTCCATTACCAAGATCAACTTCCGCTAAACTATCTACGTCAACAAAAACTCCATCAGGTACAATCTTAGATAATACTTGTTGTAATTTTAAATGCGTTAATTGAATCATATCCGCAAATCCCATACTTCTACTTACTAGGGATTCTATTCTACCTCTATACATTCTAGGAGCACAGATAACATAATTCATTTCAACTTTTGTAGTGTCTGCAAATGGGCGTGTCATAAACTCACTCATTTCCCATTTTAGCATTTTTTCTTTGCCTAATATTTTTACTCCAGAATATAATACCTCTATTGATCTAGATACTCTTTTAAATGTGTCATTTTCAGGTGGATTAAATCCATCATCTTTTTCTATTGCTTTTTCTAATCCTGAATCAGTTTGCTTAATTTTAAACACTTGATCCATAAAAGTTTTATATTCAAAATACAATACTTGCACATTACTTGAATCGTAACTTTGTGCATAATAAGTATTTCTATAATTAGTATCTCCAGGAAATTTTTCAATCTCTAAAAGATCTTCTTCTGTTAAACTTGGAAATTGTTTTCTAAGTTCCTCAAAACTAATAGTTTTAACTTCTCCAACATAATATATGTCTTCAAAATTTGGATCCTCTGTATAGGAATAAACTAGATTAGCTGGATCAACATAATCTAATTTAATGCCCTCTGCTTTATTCCAACTTGTTTTAGCTGCTCCTATACCTAATGTTGTTAAATCGTAATTTATCTTTCTATTAAGTAATTCGTATTTATTTCTAGCTAATGTATTATTTATAACTTCTTCTGCTGCCTCTTCAACAGCTTCCTTATATGTTAATTGTAAACGTAATGACAACTCGTCAGTGTCTTCTGGCAAATCATCTGGATTTGGAGAATTAAATAGATCTGCACCTAAATTATTTTTTATATCCATAAGCATATCCTTTGCCATCATATCTCTTAATATGCCTGAAGCATAGTCTGTTTTTTTCTTTACAGAGACAGGATCCTGAGCATATGCTTTTATTTCGTAGTTCTTACTTGATATTCCATTTACAACAATATCAACAAACTTAGGCAATATAGGAATTGGTTTCCAATCTAAATTTAAATAAGACAAATCGCCATTAACTGATAATTCATCTTTATATTTTTGTACCGGTTGTTCTCCTCTAGCATATAACCTTAATAAGTGAAATTGGTTCCAATTGGCGCTCCACCTATCACCGCCAATTCCACCGTTGCGATTGCCCCTAAACCATTCGTTCTCGATTGCTCTACCGACTGCCGCTCCATACTCTAAACTGTTCTTTACAGCGGTAGGCACTACTTGACTAGGGAATGTGCTATTATTATTTGTGTAAATCATTTATCTTATTATTTGCGAACTATTACCTGTGTTGTTAAATCTTTTAAAGTTTAATGGCACCACTTGTTTTTGTAATGGATTTGATGGATAGTATAAATGTCTGTTACAAGCCATTATTGCTAATCCTGAACTTATAGAGGCGTCATGTTTAGTTCTATTATTTATATTAAATTTAGCCCAGTCCTCTAATGTTCTTTGAAAATACATATCACCATATCCATCTTCTTTTAATCCAACATAATTTTCTATATATGTTTCAATTGCTGCAGCGTGAGCTTGCATTATATCTTGTGATGAGTTAGGTATTCCGCCAACCTCGCGTTCAAATGGCGACAACTTATTATAAGTTTTATCTGGTCTATTAATGGAATAACCTCTATATCCTCTTCTTTTTATATGATATAATAATCTTGGTTTATTATTTTCTGCTAATATAGGCATTCCGTAAAACACCATTGCCATAAGAACTTCTTCAAAAAATATCTCAGATGTCTGAGGTCTAGCTATATATTCTAAAAAGAATCTATTTGGTGGCACGTCTTCCATTGAGAATTTAGTTAATCCTGATAAGGAACCATTAGACGCCCTTGAGTCTACTGTGCCTGATATATCATAACTATCACACCCAAATGCCCCGCAATGTTCGTTGCCTGGGTATTTAAGCCCATCCTTTATTATTACGTTATTTTGTAAATGTTTAGGAGGTATCCATGAAATTAAAAATCTACCGTCTTTATTAGGGTGAAATATAACCCTAGAATCTAGTATACCGTTTTCCCATTGGAAACTACCTCTTGTTAATACATTTGTATTTCTTAAGTCTTCGTTGTAATCTATCTGTTCGTATATCTTTGTAAGATTAAACAATGACTGTTTTGTTTCGTCTCTAAATGCGTGTTGTTCTGTTCTTGGAAATTGACGATAGTATTCATTTAATGCATCAGAATCATTTTTTAAACCATCAACTTCATTTTGCCAGTGTTCAATAACGCCATAATCTATTTCGTTTCCGTCAATTCCTTTGATTGTTGTTTTTGGAGTGTCGAAGATAGGTAAGCCATAAGTATCAATGAATCCCTCGTACGACCATTCCATAGGTATGAACAAACTATATAATCCTGAGCTAGTCTGTCCATTGCGGTTTCTTTTCGTAACATCTGAATCATAATATAGTTTTTTAAAATTGTCTCCTCCTTTATCTAAAGCATTTGACGTTGAACCCATCATACACTTACCAATAATCCTGCTTCCTAATCTTAAACAGGTTTTGGTAACTCTCCAGTTGTTTAATATATTATCAGGCCTTAACCATTTACCACTTTCATCATGAACTAGTAATTTAAGTTTTTCCCCATCATAGGAGTTATCTCCTGTATTTTTCCAATCTATTGTTGTATCAAGGCCTTCAAGTTCTTCAGGATTTTCTTGACTATCTAGTTTTCTTCTTGTAAACTTTGAAGCAGGCACTCTATAAGCAAGTTCTGTTTTCGGTCTATCCATACCATCTTGTATGGGTTTAAAGAAGAAAGGATAGTTAAGAGAGATTGGAACAACTTTGTCAGTAAACATTGTTTTAGCGTCCGCCCCGGCTTTTGATAAAATTCCAAACCTTGAATCACTTGATATAGTAGCTTGATTAACTAATTCAGCAGATGACATAAAAGAAAACCCGGAACGTCTATTTTTTAAATAACACATTCCATAACATCTTGGATCTGCTTTACAAGCTTCCCAAAATATAAAAAATAATCTATTTGATTCTCTAAAATCAGGCGCTCCAACATCTATCTTGCTCCATTGCAAGTACATATAGTGTGTGCCTGTTATATATGTAGGTATTCCATTATTGTAGAATGAAAAACCTTCTTCTCTATATTTAAATTCGTTATCAACATAATCATACCATTTTTCTTTAAAACTGTCGGGGTATTTATTCCAATCAAATACACTCTTTATTTTCTCAAGTTCTTTTGGTATTTTTAATTGTTCCCAATATTGCTCTTCCTTTTTTGCGGACCTTTTAAATGATTCGTCAATTAATGGTAAAGCAATTCTTAAGTTCTGTATTTCGTATATTTCTCCAATCTTGCCAGTCTTGCTTATAATAATTACATCATATTCCTTATTATAACCATACTTCCATTTACTATATCGGTTTTGTTGTTTAATTACCGATTGTTTAATATAGTTAGGTAATACTTTATAAAGTGTTTGTTCGTACATTACTTAGACCTCCCTTCCGCAAAACCTTTAAAAGTTTTTATTGTAGGATCTTTTTCTTCCTCTTCTAGCATACGGGTTTCATCCTGTATTCTACTTAAGATTTCAAAAGCATCAAATATGGCTAACTTTTTTGTTGCTGCAGCATTCTTTAATTTA